AGCGACTCCGAATAGTAGGTAGTCAGAAGAGATTGCGAAAATTTCGCACATTTTAGCAAGCTGCTCCAACGTAGGATTAGACTTGTGATTTTTCCAGTCTGTTAAAGGGCTTTTTTTCAAGCCAAGTAATTCTCCTAATTCTTTACCAGTAATACCTAAACGCTCTGTTTGCTCCAATATTCTCCCATACAAATCAGGCATAATAACCTCCTTGAAAATAATGCGTATATTTCGCAATATTATATTGACAATGCGAAAATATCGCACTATAATCAAAATGTACCAATAATACAAAAGCCATTATATCACGAAAAACGATAACTGAATAGGTTATTTTGTAACACTGGTACAGAAGAATATAACGGATAACGCTAAAGGAGGGCGAGTGGAAGTTGAAAAATAACAGAATAAGTAATCTCGCTGAATTCAGACGGTGGGTAAAAATACGGTTGGTGGAGAAAGAGATCTCCCAGAACGAGCTGGCAAGGCAGATGGGCATCCCACACGCAAGAATTAGCGAAGCAACACACGGAAAGCAGTCCGGAAACAAATACATCATTCCTATTATTGAGGAACTGGATGGAGATGTGGATGATTTTAAAGAGTTTTTAAAAGCCATTTAAGGAGGAGCGTATGAAAATGAATAAAGAGCAGTTTTTAAAAACGGAGTTCGGAGGGGAACTGGAAAGCACAATTACCGCATGGGATGATGCACTGAGCAGAAATAGAGAGGATAAGGAAGTACTGAGAACACTGGCATGGTGTCAGGCACAGTGGGAAGTTTACCGGATGGCGATCAAACACTTTTACGGAGTGGAATATCACTTTACCAGAACGGATGAGTATTACGGATTATGCACCGAGGATGAGAGCGATTGGCTGATGAGAGTGAAGCGTGTGAAGCTCTTTCAAATGGAAACAGCGTTTTCAAGGCAGCGAGTAACTCGCAGAGGAATCAGAATTGATGGAGTGGAGTACTGGGATGCAGATTTTGTACATCTCAATCTTGGAAAAACAGTAATTGCGGAGTGTACACCTTGGTTCATTAGGGTGTACACGGAAGCAGGAACTCCACTCCATATATTCCGAAAATAAATCACTTCCTGCATTTTTCAGTATTTGCTTCGTTTTCGAGGGCTTCTTGAATGAGGCAATCAATACGTGCAGATACGATTTCATCAAAGCGATTTAGTATTGCTTGATGGGCAGCAGGGTCTGAATTGTTCAGATATGACAATATAGCCTGAGCAAGGGGTTCTTGGGCATAGAGTTTTTCTGAAACGGATTCCTTCAATGCTTCAATATCAGTCATGGTAAACACCTCCTTCCTACGGAGATTATACCAGAGAAATTGAAAAGCGAACAGTCGAAACCGGCGGAAGCCGGTCATGCAGGGATAGCCTCCTGCATCTGATGATGACAGGCTGTAAGGTGGTGATGTGATGGGACAGATGCTTACCGCAAAGCAGGTGGCAGAGGTCAAAGGATGCAGTTATCAGTATGTTCAAAGGATAATTAAAGAAGGTAAACTTCAGGCGCAGGAAATCCTGAATGATAAAAACAGAAAGACCTATCTGGTACCGCTGGAGGCTCTGGATGAGGAACTACAGCAGAAATGGTATCAGATGAATCTGGAGAACCCACCGGAGGAGATAAGCACTCCGGAGCCGGTAACGGATAAAAAGGCGGTAGACCATTTCTCAGAAAGCGAAAGGCAGGAGATTGATTTTTGGATCAGCCTTGTGGAGCAGTGGCAGCAGTACCGGATGAAGCCGGGAGTTACCTGCAAAGCAGATGTTGATAAGAAATTTGTTACTTTATGTGGACTGGAATATCCGGACAAAGAGATTTCTGTTGATATCCTGTACCGGAAGTGGAAAGCGGTTAAAGAAAATGATTTAGACGGTCTCATTGACAAGAGGGGCAAATGGAAAAAGGGAACCAGCAGCATTGATGATACGATATGGCAAGCGTTTCTGTATTTCTACCTTGATGAGAGCCAGCATCCGATCCAGAAGTGCCTGGACTACACCAAGATGTGGGCTCAGGAAAAAAGACCGGATTTATACACCGACATTCCAAGCTATTCCGCTTTTTACCGCAGACTCAACAACGAGGTGCCGGAAGGTGTCAAGGTGCTGGGACGTGAGGGACATAAAGCCTACAATGACCGCTGCGCTCCGTTTATCCGCAGAATTTATGAGGATATCGAAAGCAATGAGTGGTGGATTGCTGATAACCATACCTTTGATGTCATGGTAAAGGACAAGAATGGAAACATCCACAGACCTTATTTGACAGCATTTCTGGATGCACGAAGCGGTATTTTTACCGGATTCCATATTACATACAATCCCTGCTCCGAGGCTACACTGATAGCACTGCGGAAGGGAATCCTCAAATATGGCATACCGGATAACATCTACGTGGATAATGGTCGAGAGTTCCTGACCTTCGATATCGGAGGCTTGGGACACCGTAAGAAGAAACCAAAGGATGGCGAGGAGAAATTTGAGCCACCGGGAGTATTCAAGAGACTTGGCATTAACATGACAAATGCGATTGTCCGGAATGCGAAGGCAAAAATCATCGAGAGACGGTTTGAGGATGTTAAAAATGACCTTTCAAGGCTTTTTAATACCTACACCGGAGGAAGTGTGGTGGAGAAGCCGGAGCGATTGAAATTCGTACTGAAGAAAGAGCAGATTTATACGGATGAGGAATTTGAGGAGTATGTGACAGCGGTTCTGGAGTGGTATTTCAACATGGAAGCCTACAACGGAGCTGTGGAAGCCGACAAGGGAAAATGCAAGATGGATGTTTTCAACGAGCATCTGAAACGGAAACGTGTGGCATCGGCTGAGGAGCTTAACCTCATGCTGATGAG